TCAGACCGCTCATCGCTGCCCAGGCCCCTGTCAAACCTGCGCCGCTGATCGTCCCTGCGGAGGGGAAGACGCCGCCCGCGTTGAACTCTTCCGCGCTCGAGGACGCGCTGCGTAAGGCGGTCGGGGCCAACTAGACATTCACCCTTCCCTGCAAAGGAGAGCCGTTATGGCCCCCATCACTCGCGCTGACTTCGAGGGTTTCCTTGACCCCGCCGAGTCGGCCCCCATCTTCAACGAGGCCCGTCGCGGGTCTGTGTTCCAGCAGCTCATCCGTCAGGTGCCGCTTGGCATCAACGGCCAGAAGATTCCGGTTCGTGTTGGTCAGACGACCGCGAACTGGGTCGGTGAGGGGCAGCGCAAGCCGCAGACTGAGCTCGGGCTGGACCTGCTTCACATCGAGCCGAAGAAGCTCGCCGCGCTCGTCGTTACCTCGGCTGAGGTTGTTCGGGCGAACCCCGGTGACATCGTAGGTGAGATTCGCTCGGACCTGTCCGGCGCGTTCGCTACCGCGTTCGACCTCGCTGTCGCCTACAACGTGGGCGGCGACGGGACGGGGACGGGCCCGTTCGACAACTACCTGGCTGAGACGACTAAGTCGGTCACGCTCGGCACTGCCTCCGGCGCGCAGGGGGGCATCCACGCCGATCTCGTGGCCGGTATGCGCCTCCTCGTCAACGACGGCAAGAAGCTCCGCGGGTTCGCGCTCGATGACAGCGTCGAGCCGGACTTCTGGGGTGCTGTCGACGGCAACGGGCACCCGCTGTACGTCAACCTGCCTACCGATGACGTCTCCCAGACGATCGCTCGTCCTGGGCGTCTGCTGGGGCGGCCGTCGTTCATGGGCGAGGGCGTCGGGCATGGGGATGTCGTCGGGTTCGGTGGCGACTTCTCCAAGGCTGCCTGGGGTGTCGTCGGTGGCATCAACTACCGGGTGTCGACCGAGGCTGCGGTCACCCTCAACGGGTCGCTGGTGTCTCTGTTCGAGAACAACCTCGTGGCGATCCTGGCCGAGGCCGAGTACGGGTTCGTCGTCGCCGACACCGACGCGTTCGTGAAGTACGAGCGTGCCGCTGCTGGCGGTGGTGACTGATGGCTAAGCGCCGTCAGCCCGTTCGGGCTGTTGCTCTGACCGACCCGTCGGGGGTCAGGGTGACGGTTGCTGAGTCTGCTGTCGATAAGTACAAGCGACTCGGCTACAAGGGTGTCCCTGGGCGCCCGAAGGCCAAGGCTGCGAAGGCCGAGGACGAGTAGTAGGAGGTGGGCCGCCCATGAGTGAGCCAACGATGATGCCAGCGGTGCCGTTTGCGACCCTGACGGATCTGGCTGACCGTGGGCGGCCCATCTCCGACGACGAGCTAGTGAAGGCCCAGACACTTCTCGCGGACGCGTCGCAACTGCTGATCGATGAGATGCCGGTGGCGGTGGCGCGGGCTACCCCAGAAACGTTGACGCGGATCGTGTGCAATATGGTCCTGCGGGTCCTGGACAGTGGCGCCCCGATGCCTGGTATCGAGACGACACAGTTCGGTGTGGGGCCGTTTCAGCAGTCCCACCGCTGGGCGAACCCGACCGGGGACCTGTATCTCACGAAGGCTGAGAGGCGGCAGCTCCGGGGGCCTCAGCGCGCGTCGAGCGTGTCGATGATGCCCGCGACGGCTGGAAGCGAGTACCCCGGCGTGGGTGATCTGCTGTGATGCGCCTCCCGGTTCACTGGACGCCCCACAGCGTGCTTGTGCGGCCCTTCCTGGGGGTAGGTGGCGCCGGGCCGATCTACGGCCCCCAGCACACGCTCCAGCACGTCTACGTCGAGGACGCGCGTGAGGTGGTCCTCGACAGTGACGGCACCGAGGTCGTCTCCAGTACGCGGTTCTTCTGCAACTTCGACGACGCCCCCGCGGAGAAGTCCCTCGTCACCGTGTGGGTGGGCACCCCGTTCGAGCGTGAGGCACCGGCGGTGCGGGTCGCCCGCTACCAGCACCCCAACTGGCCGGGGTTCGCGGAGGTACGGCTCAAGTGAACGCGACGATCGAGTGGCACGGCGAGCTCGCGATGTCGCGGTTCAAGGACGGCGCCGGTGTTGGGCTGCGGCGGGCGGCGGAGATGCTGCTTGAGGCGTCGAACGCTGCCGCCCCGACCGAGTCTGGACACCTGGTGGAGTCGTCCGGTGTGGACGTCGACCAGGAGGGGCTGGAGGCGTCGATCTACTACGGTCCGACGTCTGCGCCTCGTCGCGGTAAGCCGGTGTACGCGATCGTGCGACACGAGGCCCTGCGGCAGGGCGGTGCCCCCAAGTACCTCGAACGGCCGGTGATCCGTAACCGTGGCGCTGCTGCCGCAATCGTGGCGGCCGAGATCCGAAAGGCGCTCTGATGGCTATACGTGTGACGCAGGTGCGTCGGGGCCTGGCGGAGTGGATCGGCCTGAACGTGCCTGGCGCGGTCTGGTCGGAGACGTCCCCGTATGGGCCGGACGATCGGGCGGTGGCGCTGCGTGACCTGCCGTCGCAGCCGGACACGGCCGTCGCGGTCGAGGTGTACAACACCGACGACGACCTGGTGCTGCCGAACACCGAGGTCCGGGTGCAGCTGCTGTTCCGTGGCCGCGGTGACGCCGGCGACGAGTTCGGTGATGACGTGTTCGACGCCCTGCATGGGCGGCACCGGTTCGAGTTCCCTAATGGGTTGAAGGTCCAGCGGGCGGAGCGGCTGTATGCGGCTCCGCTTGGTGTGGATGACAACCAGCGTGAGCGTCGTAGTGACAACTACGGGCTCGTGTTCATGCGCCCCTAGGGCGCGAATCCCCTCGAGAAAGAAAGGCACCCGGTCGGCGTCCTGCCGGCGCGGGTATCCACCCATGCCCTAGGAGGCAACACCATGTCTGTTCCCACTACTGAGTTCGGGTTCTCCTACGAGTACGCCGTCGATGTGAAGACCGGCGAGGACACCTGGCAGAAGATCCGGTTCATCTCCGCGGTGGACCCGCAGGTCACCCCTGTCACCCAGGACGCCGCCACGTACGACGACCTGGGCGCTCCGAACATGGTGAAGACATCGGAGTCGTGGTCGCTGTCGTTCACGGTGCAGCAGCACCGCACCAGCACCGGTGAGTACCTGCCGGAGATGGAGGCCATCCTCGCCCTGGTCGACCCTGCCGCGACCGGCAACGCGGCGACCGGCACTTTCCGGTGGTACGACAACCCCGCGGCAGGGACCCCGAACCCGGACGAGGCATACGAGGGCGACGGGACCGTGCAGGTGACTCGTGCCCAGACGGGCAACGACGCGATCGGTGCCTGGAACGTGACTGTGACGGGTCAGGGTCGTCGTCGGAAGATCGCGAACCCGGCTGCTGCTGAGTGATGGTTCGTGTTGTGGCCCCGGAGCCGGTGACGGGCCGGGTCGTTGGGCTGTCGTTCACGTCCGGTGTTGCCGTCGTCGACGAGCCGCTCGCTCGTCCTGTCGAGCTGTGGCTCCGCACTCACGGCTACCGGATCGTTCCCGTTGTGCCGTCTGCCGATACGGCGGAGGACGTCGAGGAGTTCCTCTGAGCACCTGCCGCGCCCGTGGGGTCACGGGACGCGGGCGCGGCAGGCCCCCATCTTCCCCCCTCTCTCCCGTGAACCCACCCCCGTGACCTGGAAGGCCCTCCCGTGAAAGACCTCTCCGCGTTCCTGACCCCGAACCTCGACCTCAAGCACGGCAGCAAGGTGTACTCCGTGCCGCCGCCGTCGAAGGAGACGGGGCTTGTTCTCGCTGCCATCAACTCCATCGGCCTGTCCGCCGTCGCGGGCAAGACCTACGAGGATGCCCCGGAGTCGCAGCGCGCCATCATCGAGAAGTACAAGGACACCGACCTTGGCGAGCTGTCCCTTGGCCCCGTCTACCAGCAGATGATCGATGACGGTGTGCCTGGCCCGCACATCGATCTGTACGCGCAGTACGCGCTCTACTACTGGGTGCTGGGTGAGGATGCGGCCGACAACATCATGGAGGCCCTGGCTGAGCAGCGGGGGCAGTCGGCTGGCCCAAAAGGCCGGTCACGCTCGCGGACTGGGCGGAGTACGGGGTCGGTGAAGTCATCGGGTACGGCGAAGGCGGCGTCCCGATCTACGAGGACTACCGGGTCCCGAACGAGCTGAGGCCGAAGAACCTTGCCCGGGAGCCGGAGCAGGCCGGTGTTGGGTGGGGTGACATCCTCGAGCGTTGGTCGCTCGTGGTTCCTGATCTTGCCGCGGTGTATGGGGTGGATCTGTACGACCCGCGGTATGAGGGCCGGTCGTGGCTGTGGCTGCGCGGTCTGATCCTGGGGCTGCTGGGCAGGGACAGTCTCCTGGCCCGGTCCCTCGCCAAGCAGTCGTAACGGCTAGTCCGCCGCGGGCGTGAACTTTAGGGTGATGTCGAGGCCGGCGTCCGGGTGGTAGGTCCACGTCGCGGTGATGCCGTCCCACGTCGCGGTCTGCATTCCGTCGAGTGCGCGAGTTGCCCCCATCTGCGCGTCGACACTGTCGGGGATGTTGAGCGCACCTAGCAGGCAGTCCATGCGTTCATGGGAGAGTCCCCAACCGTCCTTGTTTGCGCCGTCGAGAATCAGCGTCTCGCCGTCATCGCCAAGCTTGGCGGCGGGCACCTCGGGCAGGTCGCAGGCGTCGAGAGCAGCCTTGAACGGCGGCTCAGCAGGTTCTGCGTCGGCCGCGCCCGCGCAGCCGGCGATTAGGAGCAGCGACGCGGCAGATATAGCGATCGTGTTTCTCATGAGTCCTCCTCGATGTAGCGGATGAGCGCGAGGCGGATCACGTCGGAGACACGCTCGCCACGCTGTTGTGCCTTCTCTTGTGCAGCCTGCCAAATCCGGTCGGGGAC